ATCCTACGTTGGTGCCCGGATTCCGAGATTAAAACCTCAGCAGGGAAAGCATTGGCCGAGAAGAACCCGACCAATAGCGAACTGACCTATATCCTTGAATATTGCCCGGATTCCGAGATTAAAACCTCAGCAGGGAAAGCATTGGCCGAGAATGTAGGGATCATTAATCCAGTAGATGAAAAAGCATTAATTAAAAAAATTGCAATTGCTGTAGTATCAAGACCAGGAAGTTTAAAAATGGATAGTTGGCATTGTGGAACTTCTCATTGTTTAGCTGGTCATGCCTGTGTCGAAAATGAAGAAGCTATGAGAATTGAAAAAGAACATTCAACTGAAATTGCTGGCGCTGCCGTTATTCCAAGCTATGCTCATCTTTTTTATAGCGATGATGATACTGTTTTAGCAGTATTAAAAGAAATAGCAAATCAAGACTAAAACTTAATAATTATGCTTTACAATCCAGAAAAACTAATCGATGTTCAAAGAGCTGTTGAAAAGTTCAACTATTTTGTAAAGCATAATAAAGTATTTGAACTATCCGCAAAAAAAGTATCGAAGACTTATCCACAACTTAAATATGCACACCTCATCATGTCATGGTTTGCTATAGAATATGGTGAGCAGTTGGAATATATAAAATTTGAGTATTTCAAAAAACTTGTAAATCCCTCGATTTTCGAATATGAATTTATTAATCGTAAAACAGGAGAAGTAAGAATTGAATATAAAAGTTTGGCTGACCTTACTAAAGATGAATTGTCATTGGCAATTGATCGATTTAGAGATTATGCGAGCAAAGAAGCCGGAATCTATCTTCCAGAACCTTCTGATTTAGCTTTAATGAGAGAAGTAGAAATTCAAGTTAAAAACAATCTACAATATTTATGAATCAGCAAGAAATCAATTTCGATGATCTTTTTCATATTGAAAATAAGATCAGTAACCAGGAACATTTTGAACGAAATAAAGAGAGATTTTCCAACCAGTGCAGAATCGTATATGAGGCTCTTTTAAGAGGCGAAAGATTGACGACTACAAAAGCATTGATTGATTACAAAATTGGCGATTTACGCAGAAGGATTAAGGATTTGAAGGATATCTGGAATGTTCCAATTAGATGGGAATATAAGAAAGGGAAATACAAAGAATTTTATTTAATAATTAATACAGATAAATCATGAACATTAATATCAAGCAGGCCAACATTAAGAACAGTTTATTCTTAGCATATAAATATGACCAGTACGTCAAAAATGCTAAGAAGTCCGCATCAGAATCTTCGGATGCACCAATTCATGATGATTTAAGAAATGCCTTTTCGGCCCTCATTCCTCACTTTGCTTTTATATGTGAAGAAATTAAAGAATCTGATTGTCAGGACAGATTAAACAATCCGGATGACGAACTACCTGAAGAACATATTTTATTGAAATACAAAACTCATGGTTTCACTATAAGTGGTCAGGGTGATTCCGAAGGAGTTACGATTTCCGGAACCAAACGTTTAGAATCAGGAAAAGTATTGAGTTTAAATACTCCGTTTTTAAAGTTCGAGGACTACAATGATTATTATTTTATGGCCGAATTAAGAGAAGCTATCGACAATCTTAAATCAGAAGTATACGAATACCTCGAAGGAAAACAAGCCCCACCAAAACAGCAAGCAATGGAACTTGAAGAAGAAGAAGTTGCAATGTAAAATTTTAATCTAATAATCTACGAGTAATGCAAATAGTTGAATTTTTAAATGAGTTTCATATTTCAATTGATTTTGGAAGATGGAAGGACCGAAATACACAAATGGTTAAAGGAATTTGTATTATTTCAGAGTGGAGTACTAATATTTTAACTGGTCAATACATTGACAATCCTACCGATGTTTCAATGGTAATTAATGTTAAGCCGGATCAAATCAATATTCCGTTTGAACATTTAAAGAATAATCAAAGAATAATTTGGAGAAAATTCAAGTCAGTTGCAAAATGGAATCATTCGAAGAAGGTTTGGGTTGTTCCCATTCTTTTTAAAGAACTGGTTTATAAAGTTGGTGAAAAATGCAAAGCTTCTACAATTCAGATTAAAGATAATTTACCTGAAAGAGTTGATGTAATACCAGAACTACCAAAATTGCAATTAAAGTTGGGAATTGTTAATTCAATTACCGGACATATTCCAAGACCATATCAAGAAGATGGTATTGCTCGTGGATTAGAATTAAAAAGATTTATAAATGGCGATCAGCCGGGACTTGGAAAAACACTTCAAAGTATTGGTACTGTTTACGCAGCAGAAATGCAAGGAGAATTTACTTTTCCTTGCATTGTTATTTGTCCATCAGCTTTAAAAATAAACTGGAAACGTGAATTTGAAATGTGGACCGATAAAAAAGCAATGATTCTTGATGACAAAAACAAAGATACTTGGCACCGCTTTTATGAAATGGGCATGGCAGATGTATTCATTGTAAACTATGAATCATTAAAGAAATTTTTTGTTCTATCAATGCCAGGAAAAAAGGATTTAAAGCACTCCAGTCAAATATTAATGGATGAAAGGATAAAGATATTCAAATCTGCAATTGTAGATGAAAGCCATCGTCTAAAAGATCCTAATTCAATACAGGCAAAAATTTGTATCCAAATTACAAAGGCAAAAAAATACATCATTCTTCTGACAGGAACACCGGTAGTTAATAAACCGATTGATTTATTCAGTCAATTAGCAGTTATGTTCAAACTTGGGCACTTTGGCGGAGAAAATGGATTTAAAGCAAGGTATTGTGAAGGTGGAAAAGGTTCTGCAAATTTGAAAGAGTTGAATTATTTAATGAACATGTCTTGTTATTTCATGAGAAAGAAAGAAGACGTTTTAAAGGATCTTCCGCCATTATCACGTCAGACAATTTTATGTTCGCTGACAAACAAAAAAGAGTTTGACATTGTTCGTGATGATTTTGCCAATTTCCTTAAAAATTCTGACTTAACTGATTCAGAAATTAAGAAGAAAGTAAGCTCGGAAACTATTGTAAAAATTACAATGTTACTTCAAATTTCTGCAAAAGGAAAAATTGAAGCAGCTCAGGAATACATCGATGAAATAGTTGATTCTGGTCAAAAGATAGTAGTTTTTTGTAAGCATAAAATAATAGTTGATCTACTCAAACAATTGTATCCAAAAGCTGTTACGGTTACCGGAAATGATGATTCTATTCAAAAACAGAATTCTGTCGATAGCTTCCAGAATAAACCAGATACCAAAATAATCATTTGTAATCATAAGGCGGCCGGTGTTGGTCTAACTCTAACAGCCAGTAGTGAAGTACTATTTGTAGAGCTTCCATGGACACAAGCCGATTGTGAGCAGGCTGAAGCAAGATGCCACCGTATGGGCCAGCCAAGTAATGTTAGGGCAACTTATTTGCTAGGAGAAGATACTTTGGACCAATGGTTATATGATATCATTCAAGAAAAGAAAGCTATTGCAAATGCTATTACCGGGACTGAAGATATAGTTCCAACAAGTATTTTAAGTAGTGTATTTGATTTGTTTAAAAAGTAAAACATGAGATATGGCAAGACCTGAAAGAAATAGTGTAGACTACTTTCCTTTTCTATGTGAGGAGGGAAATAAGATGTTCTACCTTGAAGAGACTTATGGAAATGATGGGTTTGCAACCTTTGTGAAGTTACTTAGAGAATTAGCAAAAACCGAATATCATTTCTTAAATCTATCCAAACCAAGTACAATGATGTACTTATCTGCAAAATGCAAAGTTCAAAAAGTTGTGCTAGAAGCAATCATAAATGACCTTGTTGATTTAGGAAAATTTGACGCTGGTTTATGGAAAGAAAATAACATCATTTGGTGTCAGGATTTTATCGACAGTGTACAAGATGCTTATAAAAAGAGAAATAATAAATGTATCACTTTTGATGGTTTACTCATCCTTTTAGAGGGTTTAGGTATCCGTAAACCTCTAAAAGGGACAACTAAAGTACCCGTAAACACACAAAGAAAAGAAAAGGATATAAAAGAAAAGGATATAAAAGAAAAGTATGATGCCAGAAAATTAAAATTTTCTTCCACTCTCGAGCCTTATTTAGAAGTTTATGGAAAAGATTTTTTAAATGATTTTTACAAGTACTGGACAGAGCCAAATAACTCTGGAACAAAATTCCGCCGGGAACTTGAAAACACATGGGATTTAGAAAGGAGACTTGCTACATGGGCCAAAAATGATAAAAATTTCAAACCAATTCAAAATGGAAGCACGCAAAACACAGGAGGATTCTCTAAAAATCGATAATGTTTTAATTCCGATTATCGGAATTCACAAATACAATGAACTTAAAAGTTTTAGTTCTGATAAATTATCAGATTTTCAAAAGGCACAAATTGACTCCTATGAATCCAAAAACAAAGAAGCTACTCCAGAACAAATAGATTCAAGGGCAAATTATGTTAGAAAGCTTTTTGAACCAAAACCAAGAATTGAATTTTCTATCACTGCCATAAAATTATTTAATCTTTTCAAGGCAAATTTCGCAGAAGTAAATGGACGGCCTTTTATTAAAATCAAGGATATTACAATTAAAAATTTAGAACCACTGATTTATTACTTTTCAAAAGACGATCGTTTTTTTAATTGTGATAATTTATCAAATATATCAGAACCGAGTTTTGAAAAAGGGTTATTGATTATTGGAAATTTTGGAAACGGAAAAACATCTACAATGAAAGTTTTTGAAAAGATTTTTAAAGGAATTCCTGATGTAGGTTTCAAAAGTTATTCTGCCAATGAAGCTGTAGTGATGTTCGAAAAATGTAACTCTGATATTGATCGTGATGAGTTTGAAAAAGTTATGTGGCGCGGAATAAAAAACTTTGACGATTTAAAAACAGAACGTATCGCAAGTAATTACGGCAAGGTTAACATATTCAAAGAAATTTTAGAAGAGAGATATCGCTTAAAATCAAAAACATTTTTAATATGTAACTTCAAAGAAGGCTACGAAGATGATCTACAGGCTGCAATTGATGAGCTGGGTGAAAAATACGGCGGTCGGGTTTGGGATCGTGTTTATGAAATGTTCAATATCATTGAGTTCAAAGGTAAATCTTTTCGAAAATGAATCATATCAGCCAACGCAACCGATTAGAAATTCAACTCAAAAACTACAGAGATTTTATGCCATTATGTCCACCAGATTCTTTTCCAAAATTAGTGAACGAAATGATGAAGATTCACTGCAGACTTGAGAAAATAAGAGAATTCACGTTGGAACAGTTGGTTGAAGAAGTTCAATTTCAATATGAAACAGTTCAAAGTAAATCTAATTTCAAAACCATTTAAAATGAAAAACCTCAGCATAGTCAATAAATTAATTGAAATAAAATCTCAAATTTCTGCATTAGGCATTGAATACTTAGAAACACAAATGCCAGTAGCTTTAAGCGATATCGGTAAAACACTTAAGCCATTTGTAGAAATAGGATCGTCGATTGATCAGGCAATAAAAAAATTAAGTTCAGATGTTGATCCAGGATCTATTCCAAAATCAAATAATTTGCAGTCATGATAGATCCAAAGGAAAAACCTTGCTTAGGTACAGGAATTGCAAAGGGTTTTGGATGTGGTCATAAAACAAAGCACAGGGTTTACGGTTTGGGTAAAATGTGCGGATGTTATTCGAATTGGCTGCTGAATTCTGAGCAGGGAAAAATTAAACTTGAAAAGTCAATCATTTCTGCAAAATCAAAAGTTAAAAAGGAAAATAGGCAAAAGGAAATTGTAGAAAATGCAAACCAGAAATTTGCCATTCTCTCTCCAGATAAATACCGAGCAAAATATTTGCAGCCAATTCTAAATGAAATTTCAAGACTAATCGATTTCGGACAGTCTTGTATCGCAACTGGCAATTTCGGCAAGATGAATGGGGGACATTATATTTCAGTGGGAGCTAATAGAACTACTGCTTTGAATCTGCACAACATTCACATTCAGTCTTTCGAAAGTAATCATCATAGAAGTGGAGATCAGATTAAATACCGACTGGGTTTGATCGAAAGATATGGAAATGATTATTTCGATTACATTGAAACTCTACAAAGGCATAGGCCGCTGCATCTATCCACTTCAGACATGATAGAAATTGCATCAAAAGCGTCAAAAATCAGATTAGAACTAAAACGTAATCCAGAACAAAAAACTCCGAACGAACGAATAAAACTCCGGAATAAAATAAATCTGGAACTCGGCATTTATGATGCTAATTTCTGCGAATATAAGTTCTAAAGGCTCTCGATATCGAGGGCTTTTTTATTACACAATATTAATCCTTAAAATAATACGATGGATTTAGAAAACTTAAATATTGATAAAATAGAAACAATCAAAATTCTCAATAGTGTCTGGGTAGCGCAAACAACAATCTTTATTCCGAACAAGACGAAAATTGAAATTAAAGGTAACAGTGAAATAAGTGCTTATGAAAATATGCTGAAGTTTTTCTCTTCTACTCAGAAACCAAAACAGATAAAAGCTTTACCAAACGGAAACAAAATCTATCACTTTAAAAACAAATAAATATGAATTTTTTTACTCAATTAATCGAAACAGGAATCAAAGATGTAACTATTGAAATAAAAGTTGCTGATGATGGGAGAGTAACAGTATTAACCTCGCCAAAAACTATTGCAAAAGACAAAGGTTTAAATACGATGAAGCCTTTATTGCTAACTGGAACTACTGAAGAACTTGATTGTGGATATTTTCAAGCTATTACCAAACCATTAAAGAAAACTAGCGCTTTTTTTAATAATGTTGAAAACTACGAAGCAAATCTTGAAAGTTCCAAAAAGGAAACTGCTGAGGCAAAATCAGCAAAAGAAAATGAAAAAAATGCTCAGTCCGGATTGGTTAAAGTACTCGAGAAATTAAAAACTCCTGCGGATTGGTCAAAAAAGAGGGATGCAGTTAAACAAGCCATTGAGGATTTGTTAGAATTTAATCCTGATAGTTCGGCAGCGAAGAAAGCGAAGAAAGATTTAGAAATAAATCTTGCAAAAGTGCAAATGGGAGATGGCTTATTTTCAGAAAATGAAATTGAAGAATCAGTCGAAGAAATTCCCACTGAAGAATTAGCGGATGATTCTGCACAAATGTTTGATGAAGTGGAAGAGGATCAAGAAGAAGAAGAATAATTAAAAAAAACAGCAATTATGTTACAGTCACAAGAATTACCTCGAATATTTAAGTTTGAGATTAATAAAGAAGTTATTGAGTTAGAAGATCCAAACCCGGCTTTTACTCCAAACGATATCAGGGATCTATATACAGCACAATATGCTGAACTATTGAATTCCACAATTGTTCCACAAGGAATTGAAAACGATCGAATCGTCTACGAGTTTAAAGTTGTAGCTGGAACAAAAGGATAGAACATGAAAGCAAGAGATTTTTTAAATCAGATAAAAAGTTCTAAGAGAGTCAACCATAAAACTAATTTGTTATGCTCAAAAATAAAACAAAATCAAGAAAGCCTCCACAAATCCGGTATTCAGAGAAGATCAATGTCCGACCATTATCCAACAGTGTTTTTGAGTTAGTTAATAATATTCCAAAGGTGATAAATGCTTTATCACCTTTTAGTAAACACTGTGTAAATGTCAAATATGCTGAAATCTTATTAATTTTTTGTGAATCAAAATTGCCTGATAAACTTGAAAAATTAGAGTTTAAAAGAGCCAATAGCATAGGAGAATTTACTTACTCACTCACAAAATTAATTATAGAAAATGGCTATACAATAGTTTATGATGTTGAAGAATTTCATGATAGTGAGATTGTAAATTTCCATTATTCAAATTTTCCATATGAGTGGCACTGGTATATAATGGAATCTAAATCACTACTTCAAATTGATAGTAATGAATTAAAAATTGGCTATGCTCAATTAATGCTGCGATTTGGTAAAAACACAGAGATTTCATTTATAGATCACAATTATACAACGTTTGAAGATAGTTTGAATGAGTATGAAACTGACTGCATTCAAATGTTTTTCGAAGACGGTTCGATTGAAACAGACTTTGAAATTTTTGAAGATTACGAACAGGCAGCATTAAAGCCGTTTCAGGAATTGAAAGCAAAATACGATTATTATGTGTCGCTACCGTTAGATAATTTCTATGGTTATACACCTAAAAATGATAAAGAAAAAGAACTAAAAGAGCTTATCTATGACGGATTGGCGATAGATTTCTCAATAATTCATCGTTTTCCAGATGATCAAATGGCGATTACAGAGGATGAAGAATTAGTTTCTTACACACAATCCTTCATGCTCATTTGCGAATATGTATCAGAATTAAATGAGCTGATGATGGAAGGCTTAAACGATAGAGCAAACAATTGTGGAGTTACTAATCCGGTCAATTATCATACTTATCAAGAGGGAAAAATTGTAAATGGCCCTTCGATTGAAGAAGAAAAAGAGCTCCAGAAATTATGTGAATTTTTATGTAACCTTTCAAACTATTTTGACTAATGGAAATGATTTATACAAACTCTGTAGAACCTCAAAAACTGCAATTTATTATTGCTGGATATGGTGATAAACTAGCCTATCATGATTATGATCATGAGAAACAAAAACTTAATGCTGGAAAGCCATTGACAATTGAAACACTTCGTTCAATCATAAAAGTCACAAGTGATAAGTTTGTTGATTTTGATACAACATTTAATTTTTCCGGATTAATACCTAGGAATGTTATAAGATTCTTTACCGATGAAAAGAAAATAATTTGGTGGACTCCCGGCCAGAAGAGAAGGTTGCTTTTTGAAAAAAGTGTCGGTATAAAAACTGGAATTTATCCGGTGCCTGTTTTACTTTGGAAATTGGAAAGTAACAAGTTATCAGTATGGGCCTTGAAAACACAACCAAAGTCTACATCAGAAAGTATTTTTCATGCTCCTTTTTTCAATACAAGCGCAACAGGCCTTGTTTGTATGGGAAATGCAAAATTTAGTTCGGACAGTATGGACTATATAGAAGTAATGAAAGTTGCAGAAACTGCCTTTTTTAACTCTTATTTTACTCATAGTGCAAATAGCAACTTATTAAAGATAAACTATTCTGAATTAATGCTTGAGCATTTTAAATCAAAACCAGACACATTTCCTTCTAAGCAGCTTTATCCTGCATCAAAAACGATTAATTCAATACTGGGATATGAAAATAGCTAATAAACAAAAAGTACATTATTGTGATCCTTATTTTTTTTCTCCAAGGCATCCGATAACAATTACCGTAATTGGTGCTGGTGGAACTGGTTCATTTCTTATTTCAAGATTAGCAAGATTAGATTTTGCTTTAAGACAGTTAGAGCATCCGGGACTTCACGTAAAAGTTTATGATGGAGATATAATTGAACCTCATAATGTTGGCAGGCAAAATTTTACTAGAAATGAAATTGGATTATACAAGGCATCTACTATGATTGAGAAAGTAAATTTTGCATTTGGATTAGATTGGGAAGCTGATAATATTATGGTAAAACCGAAAGATGTTACGAATTCAAATATAATTGTAACCTGTGTCGATAATGCAGCATTTAGAATGCAGCTTAACGACTTAATTATGAAAAACTATAAGATCAGCAATAGGCTTGATTATACAACATCATTTTATTGGTTGGATTGTGGAAATGGAAAAGATTTTGGTCAGGTCGTTCTTTCAACTATGGGTAAAATTAAGCAGCCTAAAAATTCTGAATTTGAACTTATTTCTGATTTAAGAACAGTAGTAGAGGTTTTCGGAGATCTAGGAACCTTCGACAATATAGAAAGTCAAGGCATAGAAAACTGTTCCTTTCGGGAAAGTATCGAGCGTCAAGATTTATTTATCAACGATATGATATCAAACCTTGCATCAGATATGCTTTGGAAACTTCTAAGATACAAATATCTAACACACCATGGAGTAGTTTTAAATCAGGGAACTCTTCAACAAAGAGGATTAATAATTAAATAAAAACTATATGAACTTAATACTAAACAGTAAAAATTTACTCGAAAAATTATTGATTTTAAATGGAGTAATAAATTCTTCAAACACCCTGCCAATATTGGACTGCTTTTTATTCGAAATTGACGGAAATCAGTTAAAAATTACTGCATCAGATCTGGAAACAACCATTACCTCAACAATGGAAATTACCTCATCAGACAAGGGATCAATTGCGGTAGCTTCTAGGATGCTGATTGATATGCTAAAAACATTTCCGGAGCAACCTCTTGATTTTTGTGTGTTAGAAAACAGTACGATGAATATTACCTCATCATCCGGAATTTATTCTATCGCATATGCACCAGCAAAAGAATATCCGATTGCAGTATTAGTAGAAGATGCTCAAACAGCCAAAATAAATTCTAAAGTATTGGGTAAAGCAATTAGTAAAACGGTTTTTGTCACTGGAACAGATGATTTAAGGCCCTCAATGACCGGTGTTTTATTTCAGTTTTCGCCTGCCGGATTAAATTTCGTTGCAACTGATGCTCACAAATTGGTGAGGTACCAGCGAACAGATATAACCTCAGAAGAGCAAATTGATTTTATTGTTCCTAAAAAGCCTTTGAATGTTCTAAAAGGAATTCTTTCGACTTTGGATATCGAGGTTATTCTTTCGTTTAATGAAACAAATGCAATCTTCACTTTCGGTGATTATGTTTTGATATCGAGATTAATTGAAGGGAAATATCCTAAATACGAAAATGTAATTCCAAAGGAAAATCCAAACAAAGCTTTGATTAATAGAACCACATTTTTGAATTCTGTAAAATGTGTTTCCATATTTTCAAACAAAACTACAAGACAAGTAGTATTGAATTTTGGCGGTAATGAAATACAATTATCGGCCGAAGATATCGACTACTCAAACAAGGCAAATGAGCGCTTAACTTGTAGTTATATAGGCCAAGATGTAAAAATTGGATTTAATGCCAAGTATCTCGCGGAATTAGTTGCCAATTTAACTTGTGAAGAAGTGAACTTTGAATTTTCGCTACCAAATCGAGCAGGCCTCTTAATACCTGCAGATGGAGAATCAGAACATGAAAATCTACTCATGCTCATCATGCCAACACTTATAACATAGACTAACCGGAACCCTAAAAAGTTCCGGTTTTTAATTAGATATAATGGCAAAATTTAGAAGAACACCGGAAGGATTGACCACGTTGACCCCGGAACAGGATTTATACATTTCTGAAAATTATCTTTCTATTCCTTTAAAAACAATGGCCCGAATTATTGGAAAAAGTAGTTGCTTATCGATCAGGACCCGAATGAAGCAATTAGGTCTAGTTGTTCCGGCAGATCTAGCAGAAAAGAGAAGAATTGACAGTGCTTTTAAAAAAGGGCATATTCCAGAAAACAAAGGCTTGAAACAAATTGACTACATGACCCCGGAAGCAATTGAGAATTCGAAGAAAACTTGGTTTCAAAAAGGACATCTTCCCCACAATACAGCAGAAAAAGACGGTGAAATTAGGATAAGATATTCTCATAAAAAAAGAGGATATCCACCTTATAAATGGATTAGAATTTCTTTAGGTAAATGGCAAATGTTACATGTTTTCAATTGGGAAAAAGTAAATGGAAAAGTTCCTGAAGGACATATAATAATTTTTAAGGACAAAAATACCTTAAACACTGAAATTAGAAATTTGGAGATGATCACTTTTGTTGAAAACATGCAACGAAATTCAATCCAAAATTACCCGGAAGACCTGAAAGAAATCATGCTGCTAAAAGGTCAGATCAAGCGCCAGATTAATAAACATTTAAAAGATTCCAAATGAAAGACATAATAAACATAGAACTTAATAAAATCATCGGGAACTCCTTTAATTACAAGGGTGATGATCTTTATTTTGAAAGATTTAAGGAAATATCAACTGGTAAAATATGCGTTTTTACCCATAAAAGCACACTTCATTTTTATGAATCGGAAATAGAAGTTTTTTTACAAGAACTCACCGAATGTAAAGTTGAAAATTTTAGAGATAAAGCTTTAGTAGCCGAAAATACAAAGGCGCTTGCCGGGTATACTCCCTCGGCAGAAAATGTCGAAATGAAAGCTACTTTAATGGAAATGCTTGCTAAAGTAAAGCAAAATCCAAGTGCAATTCCACAAGCGAAATCAGCTTGTGATATTGTCAACACGATGATCAATATTCAAAAAACAGAACTTGATATGATCAAGTTTGTTACACATAAAAAACATCAAGTATAAAAGCCTTTTTCTATATGAGAATCTTTGCTTGTCGGCAAGGTAGCTAGTTATAATGTGTTATGGTTAGGAGAATCAGGCAAAGTTTTTCATTGACACCCAATTAAATTATAATCAGACTGACGGGGGAAAGACCTCATTTTTTTTTATTAACTAAAAAACCAAAATTATGTATACATCATTAGCAGTTATCGGATTGATCTTAATCATTGTATCACTATATATTTTGTGTGATACAGTAACAGAATACTTGAGTGAAGGAAAGTCTTTCACCACTCACGAGTTAAAAGGATTTAAATAATGGAAAATTTTGAAGAAATGGAAATGCCAACACCTTGCCAGAAATGCGACGGTTGGTTTGATCTAAATGATGGAGCTGCTTCCGAGAAGTGGTTTCCTCGCACTGTAATTTGTCCGGAATGTGGAGAGAAAGAACAAAACATTGTTGAAATGGAGCAAGACATTGAAGATCTACAGGATGAAATTGACCAGGCCAACGATGCTATTTCCAGTGCAAACGAAACAATTACGGAAAATAGTTCTAAAATAGAAGAATTGAAAGAAAAATTAAAAGTGTTTGATTATGACTAAAACAGATTTTATACAAATACAGTGGCTTACACTAGATATTATTCTACTACCTGATGAATGCTCTCAAGATGGTTGGGTAGACGTAAATAATTTAAATAAAAATAAAATTACTGAGGATTTAGAGTATAAAAAATATTCTGAATATGAAAACAATTTTGAAACTATGTTGTGCCGGCCAAAAACTCTAAAAGGAATTGAAAACAATAATAGCTGGATTAAACTAAATGATGGTGAAGATTTCCCTCTGTTCAACAATAAAACTAAATATGATTTAGGAATTATGAATGATCAGAGAAAATTTATTGTTTCAAAAAGAAGTGTCGGTATAACTTCATTACTCCGGGGATTCTATCACCATGGAATTACCCATTTTAGGGAAGTTAATGATATTCATCCACTATATTAAATATGAAACGTCTTAACTATTACCAGGTTCATAAGAACAAGTTCCCACGAAGGATAAAACGACCTCAACAAAAATCATCTCACATTCCTTTAGTTGCAATAATGATGGCTATGAGTGCAATTAAAATTGCAGTAATCCAAAGTCAGATACATGTTAGTCCAACTACCAAAATTATGCAGATCGTTCTTTCGGCTGCGGAATCTGCTTTAGCAATTGCTGAGGTAATTAAAAAAATTAAAAAGACCAATCCTAAAAAGCTATACTATGAAAAACGAATTATACGACATATATGATATGAGAGTTGCAAGAATCCTTTGGTTTCTTATTGGTTTTTGTTCAGGTTCATTATTAATCTTTTTAATAAAATAATATCATGAAGGCACTATCAGTAAAACAACCATGGGCGCATTTAATATGTACACCACGATTAGACAATCCATTATTAGGAATTAAGGATATTGAAAACCGAACCTGGCGAACTAACTTTCGCGGTAGGATATATATTCATGCTTCAGCTAAGATTGTGGATGTTGAATTTTCAACAGGACAAACTGCAGATCTGTATTTGAATAATATTTGGTATCCGGGCGTAGGGTTTTCAAAAGAAATGAAAGTTGTTTCAGCAATCATAGGAGAAGTAGAAATAATTGATTGTGTTCAAAATCATCCGAGTATTTGGGCTGAGAAAGCAGCGCCAGGAGAAAAACCAATTTGGAAATGGGTCTTGGCTAATCCGATCCTTTACGAAAAACCTATTCTGAATGTAAAAGGAAAGCTTTCTTTCTGGGAGCCGGAGATTGAAATAGTTGAATGTGTCAAGTGCGGTCAAAAATTCGATAGCAACATAATGACCGAAGATGATGGCAGTGAGAAATTCTGTTTAGAATGTTATGACGTGATTTTAGGTAACTTTCTATCAGTACGATAAATTTGTATAGTTATGATTACAAAATCAGAAAATCACAGTCATTTTTGGGTAGAAAACAAGATACTCTACGAAAGCTCTAATACAATTCGAGGTTTACGTTATAGGAGAATCATTGAGTTATGGTTTCACTATCCGGATAATAATAAATTGACCGATATGATGATAGCTTATGTTAATCGACGTATTAAAGCAGAGCCGGATAAAATCATAAATAGTTTAAATGATTTACCTCAACAAGATCAATTATCACTTTTTTAAAATTAAAACCCCGATTGCAAGGTAAATTGCTACAAAAATTATGAAAACAATTATTAAGAGTTCTGTTATTTTGGTAGTTTTCACTATCTTATTATTTATTATAAACTCGGTCTTCAATGTGGTTTTTTATGATAATTATTTACACAACAATCTGTTTTTAGGTATTTTAATGATAATTGGAACGTCGCTTTTGACTACTTTTATTGTTTACAATTTCAAGAGTTTCTGGAGATTATTCACTTTAATACTTATTTTAACCTTACAAAGTTGTAACTACGCAAAATCTAATCAACAAGTTGTTATTTCTGAAGATTGCGGAATGAATTGGAAATTAATTAATTCAGGTGATGCGGTTCCAAAAGGGGGTTTGAATATGTGTTATATGAAAGTTGTAATCCCAAACTATCCAATGCAGGGAGAAAGTAAATTTATATCAAATCTAAAAGATCGCGTTAGAGCATCAGTTCATGTGGATTATGATTATTCTATCACGGATCCATTAGCGTTTATTAAACAAGCAAAGTATCTTGGAAAAGCAAACACCTCAGCAGATAGCACGGAAGCATTGAATGATTCTGCATTTGAAGGCGCTGAAAATATGGTTATTGATAAACGAATTAAAGATGTTGCAAAAAGAATATTTTTAAATGAAGATATGGTTGAACTTGATCAATCTGATATTGAAGCTAAGCTTCTTGATGAATCAAATAAAATTTTAGCTCCTTTGGGAGTTTATTTAAACTTCATCACGCTTACTTTTGATTTGGATGAACAAACTAGACAGGCAATTGACGTGTCAACTGCAATGAAGATATATCAAAGTAAAGGCTTAGAAGAAGTAGGAAAACAAGTGATGATTGAACGTGCCGGCGCAACAAAAATTATTGTTGAGAATAAAACTGAAACAATACCTGTAAAAGACTAATTAATTATCTTGCATTTTTCGTATTTCAGTATTTTTAAGATCTCTTAAAAATCAATACTTGGGTCAACTTCTTACACAGGCTGGAGACAAAAAAATGTTACAATTAATAACGCTATGATTTTACCAATTCTGATTGGTTTTGCATAATTTTATCGCTTTAAAATTGTACAGGATGGATCTTTCAAAATATTTCGACCGTATACCTGAGATAGATAAAGCTAATGCGGATTATCAGGAAGCTCTTAAAAAGCTTTTTAAGAATGAGATAACACTAGATGAGTGCATGAAGTTTAAAGAGGCTGTATCGTACGCTTGCACTAAATACGGTAGAGTTTATTCAGAAACGCATCCGGATACAGCGGAAAAGATTAAAAAAAATATAAGCGAAAAAGATTTACTTATCTAAATTCTGAGTTTGCTTTTTAATAAACGAAACAAGATCCTGGTAATTCTTTTCATTGAATGAATGTCTTTCATTCTTTTCATTTTTTTTGCTCTTAAAAGTGTCATAGGTAATTCCCATGGCTTCAGCAGCCTTAACGCCGGTAATCCCGAAATCTTCCAACACCTTATTTATTTTGTCAATGGGTTCCATATTCATTTTATTATTACATTTACTGCAAATTTAATTATTAAAATTAAATTTCGTTTCTACAAAACGTAAAACCTCTCTTTCGAGAGGTTTTTTTTAGTTAAATTGATTCGATGTATAATATAAGTTCAGCAATTGTTTTAAATGTAATCGGAATTAAAATATCCGATACAGAAAGCATTAAATCACCTCCTTTTGTAAAAGCTATGAAATGTATTTTTTCGTTGCTATCTACTAAACTTTGAATTTCTTTGTAAGCGTCTTCTAACATGATTTTTGTTTTAAAGAGGAGCCTTTCGGCTCCCCTAAGTTAGTTTAAATTAATTGGAAGTGTGTTGTTGTTAAATTATGGAACTTCTTTTTTCCTTCGTCATTCATAATCTCAAATCTGTCATACACTATTCTTATAATCTCGTATTCTTTGTTAAGTGTAAATTTACTCGAGGAATGTTTGAAAACACATTTAACAAAATCCCCAGGCTGCGGTTCGTTTTCCCTGTCTAAGCGTCGGTATACCCTAACTTGTTTAAATTCTTCGATTTGCCTAATCTCTAACGCTTCTAATCTAACTTGCTCATGATACGCGTTCACAATTTCAAGAGCTTTCAAATAAACTTCATTTGTAATCATTGTTTTAAATTTTAATTGTTAATAATAGATTCATTTCTACCCTACAAATATACGACACTTTTTGGTATCGTAAAGCGTTTTAACAAAATTTAACATATTATATTATAAAATAATATTTATTGCTACTTTTGTTGAGTAATATCCGGACCATGAAAACAAATAATTTGACTATTCGACAGGAAGCTTTCGCCCAATCCTATATTAAATTAGGTATAGGTGCCGCAGCTTACAAAGACGCCGGTTACTCTTATAAAAACAAAACTGACAAAACAATACATGAGGCTGCATGTAGATTGCTGAAGAATAGCAAGGTGGCTGCAAGGATAAAAGAACTGCAATCAGTAGTTGCTGACATTGCCGATAAGGAATTTAAGATCACCTCAGAGGAGATGCTTCGACATCTTAACATTCTCCGAAATGCCAGGATCGATGAGTTTGTCGAGTTTAAAGAGGTGAAGGTTCCTGTATTTAATAGGCAGGGTAAAAAGACTGGATATACTTTGGAAACAAAGCTTTCCTTCAAAGCGTTCGATAGATTGACTGAGCAACAGCTTATGTGTATTGAAGGGATTAAGCATACTAAATACGGCATTGAAGTTAAATTACATGGAAAGGAGTGGTCCATTGAAAAGATCAATAAGCACATTGGGTTCTATGAAAAGGACAATGAGCAAAAAAACAAAGTATTGGATATTTCAAGCCCGGATGCACGCGAAGCACGTATTGCTGAGCTGATCGCTAAGGCACAAAAATAGTGTTCATAATCACTTCATTAAAAACTAACATATTATGCTAATAAATAATAAAATATGTTAGCTTTGTATCTATGAAACAAATAAAAATTATCTGTATTGCAATCATCGGGATAATGGTTACAACGGTCTCCAAAACCGTAGATAAGGGTTCGAATCCTTCACTTTCCACAAATCATTTTAAACATAATTCAATGTTCACCCTGATAAGCCAGGACATAGAACCACTCGGGTTGGAAAGGCTCGTTAAATCATTCTGTGATACGTGGATTATTGGGTAATAAAATTGGGCACGTAGACAATCTGGATCGTGTAGCGTTAAGGTAATGATGTTTAAATCCATTATGATCTTTATAAAAAACCAGATGGTTCATTGCTTTTAAGTTTAAAATAAACACCAAACATCATGATAGAAATTGTAAACGGCCGGGTATTCGTAGAAGGAAAAGAAACTGTTGATCCGGCTTTAATCGGATATGCTGTACTTGATTTGGCAGAAGATAATCAGAACGCTACACTTCATCCAATTACTGATAAAAACTTATTATCAATGATCAATAATCAGGTTGAATTGAATCTTATATCACAATTGGCAGAGAATGAAGCTTTGACAATTCCATTATTCGCTGATGGTATGAGTTATCAGGCACCATTTTATGTTAACTGGCCATCAACACATATTCTTTATAATATAATTGAAAGAATTAAAAATGGCAGATTGATATTCAAAGATCATAATCAAGGATGTACTGGATTTTCTAAAGGTGAACTAGTATTCATTAAAAAGTAATAGATATGAGTTTACTAACCGGAAAATGCGAAATAGCTTTTAATAAATACATTCAAGATCAAATGTATTATCTAGGAACTGAAAAATTAGGTGTGTTGTTTTTAAGTGCGCTTTATATTGAATTCTTTGATTCCGTTCAAATTTATATTCAAGATTGGGGATTTGTTGATTATGTGGAAGGAATGAAACCTGGATTCGATTCATCTGTTGTTTATAAATCAGAGAATCATTCAGTATCTGATGGTTTTTTTGATAACAGGCAATCTGCAATAACTGCTGCACTTGAAAAAGCAAACGAAATTTATAATCAAAATCATTAATGATAACTATTGAGAACAATTTCAGCATCGAAGATATTGTCTATTTAAAACATGATATCGAACAACTGCCAAGAATGATCATTGAAATAAGAATCAAGAAATATGATATACTTTATGAGGTACAAAGCGGAATTAATATCTCAGTTCATCATGATTTGAGTTAACCAAAGAAAAAACATTCTACTAATGAAAGCAATTCTAAATAAAATAAAAGATTACTTCAAAAAAAGAAAGCAACGCAAAGAAGCAAGAAAAGCAACTTTTTTACGTGCTAAAAGAAATTATGAAGCATTGATAAATGAATTGAGATTGATTCAGGAAAAGAAAAGCAAACTCTCCAGAAGAGAAAGGGAAATAGTTGTAATGCAGATAAAATATCTTATTTCAAAAGGTCATATCGTAGTAAATAAATAATTGAATGTCATTAACCGATGCTGAAATATTAGAGCTGGAAGATCTTTTGAAAGCAAGAGATATTGATATGTCGCGCGAAAGACTTACAAAGGTTGATGATGAAACAAATCCAAATTACTCTCTTCTTTTCAATGCCATTCAGGACCAAAAATATGAGGTTATCGACGGCAAAGATGAACTTGTTTCCGGTTTTCGTGGTGCCGGACTTGAAGGATCTTCCCGTTCAGGCAAAACATGGTCCGGGATTGATATTATAATCTGGCTTTGCTTGTTTTACGAACCAGACGGATGTACAATCAATATATATCGCGAAACCTATAATGAATTCAAAACAACTCTTTATGATGATTTCAAGCGCCGTTTAGATGATTACGGCTTGCCAAACAAGTTTAAAGATACCGATGAGATCAAAAGTTTTAAGATTGGGAATAGCAAGATTTACTTTATTGGTGATGGTAAACATGGAGGAGGTTGTGATTACGCATTCTTTAATGAGGTTATGTTCATTAAGAAATCAGTTTTTGACCAGGTTAAAATGCGTTGTCGTAAATTCTGGTGGGCCGATTACAATCCATCTTTTACAGAACACTGGTTTTTTGATAGTGTTTTAGCTCGTCCGGATGTTGCTTTCCTTAGAACAACTTTCAAAGATAACAAATACATTTCTGCTCAGGAAAGAAATGAGATCTTAATCACTGAACCTTGGAAGCCTGGGTCATATATTGTCAAAGATGGAGTAGTTCAATGCTACAACAAATTAACAAAGAAGGTAGAACCACTATCGCCAACAAATCAACCGGCTCCACATCCCGATAACATTCGTAACGGTACCGCAGATGAAAGCTATTGGCGTATTTATGGTTTAGGACTAAGAGGAGCAATGAAAGGATTGATCTTTCCATTCGTTACGTGGATTGATAAGTTTCCAGAAGATAAGGCAGCTATTTATCCTAATGACTTTGGTTTTACAACAGATCCTAATACACTTGTTAGATATGCAGAAGATGAGCATAACATTTGGATTGAGCCTTTAAGTTACGAACCGATTGAAACACCAGAAGCCCTTTCATTGCTGCTTGAAAGTTTAGGTATCGATAAATCAAAGGATATTATTCCATGCGATTCTGCCGATAAATACACCGGAGAAAATAAAGGAACCGTTGAAATGGTTAAAGGTTTGAAAAAACAAGGCTTCATAAATGCTTTCAAAATAAAGAAAACAAAATCAGTAATGTTCTGGCTTACTTCAATGAAGAAAAAGAAGATCCATATCATTAAAAACCATTTGTACAAAGCAGCTTTAAAAGAACAACAAAATTATAAAATGCGGGAAATTGCAGGTATTTCAATTAATCAACCTCTGGACAAATTTAATCACATTTGGGATAGTGCAAGGTATGGACATATTGCGCATAACTCACCTTCAATTACACTTGAGTCAACGCCAGAATCAATTAACAATATAAATTATTAACCATGGAAGAAGAATTCTTATTACAATTAAAAACTGAACCAGATAAGGTCATTGCAAAAATTAAAGAGCAATCTAAAGATAGTGCCAAAATTTTAGCATATCAGAAGGAATATAAAGAACACGATAGAACTATTAGAGAAACTCAGGTAGGTAATATTCAAAAAGATAAAAACGTTGGGAATGGAGAAAAAGCCAAATTGGTAAGGGCAGTACGCATTCCGATTGATTATCAAAAGAAGATTGTTTCAACTGCTACAGCTTTTGAAGTTGGTAAACCAGTGACATTGATTCCTTCAGAAGTTAATGATTTATCTGAGTTAATAAAAATGATTTGGAAAACAAACAGAATTGATTCTTTATTGCAAAAGTTGATTTCACTAAAGAAAGCAGAAACACAAGGAGCAATTCAATTTTATATTACTGATATAAAAGAGAATTCTCTTTTCGGAAAAATATTAAATTTCTTAAAACTTAAATCCCAGGCTAAAGAAATAAAATCAAAGTTACTTGATAACACAAAAGGAGTTATGACTCCCTTTTTTGTCGGTGATAATATGGTTGCATTCATGTGGGAATATAAAGCAAAGAATGCCGCAGGAAAGGAACTAAATCATTTGGAGATATGGGATGAATTAAATTATCACTATTTGAATGATGAAAGTGGCAAGATTGCCTATGTGGACAAATCTCTTCCTCATGGATTTGATAGAATACCAATTGTCTATGTCGGTCAGGATGAACCGGAATGGTTTATAGTGCGAGAGCTAATAGATAGATATGAAACATCACTTTCAAAGTTAGGCGGTTCTAATGACTATACGGCATATCCTTTACTTCAGATATTTGGCGAGGTGAATTCATTTCCTGATAGAGACGACAATGGCAAGATATTAGAGTTCAAAATTAAAGTTGATGATGATGGAAAAGAACACCACGGTAGAGCAGAATTCTTAACTGCTGCAAACGCAGCCGATAGAGCTAAATTAGAATTTGATAACGTAAAAGATCTTATTTATTCTATTTCACATACTCCTGATTTATCATTCAACAACTTGAAAGGCATGGGAGATGTTTCCGGTGTGGCTTTAAAACTGATGTTTTTAGACGCGGTTATTAAAGCAACAATGAACGAAGGAGATAATCGAACAACTATTGAAAGAATCCTGAACGTAATTACTTCAGGAGTAGTTAAAACAACAAATACAAGTCTTGCAAAGTTCGCTTTAACCCTATATTATGATATAATATTTAATTCAATCATACCTGACGACGTTAAGACAGCAACTGACATCATAACATCTCTTAAAGCCGCTGGATTATTATCAACTCTATCGGCTATTAAATTGATCGATATGGTTGAGAATCCTGATGAAGAACTTAAACTTATCAATGCCGAAAAACCTATTGTTGCGCCTGAAGTATTGACTTAGAAACTTATAAAAAATAAATTAATTAATTTCGCTATTTAGAATCATTATAAATAGCGTTTTTTTATTTACATTTGTTTCTGTAAAAATGTATAACTAATTATTTCAACATGGCAGTAGATAAACAAAAAGTGATAGCAAGACTTAAAGCATTATTCCCTAAGGCTAATCTATCACAAAAAAGGTTAGACGCAATTGCGGATAAACTTGCAAAAAAACCAGCAGATGATGCTGACGATACAGCTATTGATGCAGTAATCAATGACTTTAATGATGTTATGAGTATCGAAGGTATCGCCAAAGATGATGATAGAACTCGAACGCTCGAAGCTGAAAAACAAAAGGCAATAGATGATGCACGTAAAAAAGCTGGATTAGATCCTGAAAAAAAAGAAGAAGACAAAGTGGAATTACCGGACAATACACCAGATTATGTGAAAGCTATTCTTGGTAAAATGGACAGTATTTCAACTGAATTGGAAACAATTAAAACGGGAAGAGTTACTGAAACAAAAAAAGCATCTGCTACGGATCAATTCAATAAGTCTGAAATTCTTAAGAGAATTCCGGATAGCGTAAAGCCAAATTGGATTAATAGAATAGATGTTAATTCTGAAGTTTCTTTTGAGGATCAAATCAAAGGTCTTGAAACAGAATACGGGGAATTGGTTCAATTGTCTGCTGACAACAATCAATATGCGCCAGCTGCAGGAGGAGGAGATCCTACTGATGTTAAGGTTGATGAGGCTGTTGTTGAAAGTATGCTAAACATTTAAAATATTGTTTAATCTAAAAAATTAAAATTATGTCGGGAACTACCGCAAATTTAAATAATACCGGAGATACTTTCGATACTGGAAATGACAGTATTGTTATTGTTTCAAACTTGGAGACTATTCCAGGCGGTAAAACTCTGGACGTAACTGGTTTTACGCCTTTAGTTATTCCAGCCGGTCACGTAGTGATCGAAGAAACTTCAACTGGAGTTTTAAAACCAATGCCCGTTACAGGGGCAAATTATGCAGCACTACCAGCAAGTCATACTTACAAAGGAATTGTTATTTCAAGCGTTTTAACAGCAAAACCTTTTGTCGGAATTATGGTTAGAGGCTCAATGAACAAAAACGCTTCCAAATATGGCATTGCTTCAATCCTTACGGCATTGGAAACTGCTTTACCATTAATCAGATTTACAAAAGACTAAGCTATGAATCAATCATTATTCGTACAGTTTATTGCTTATTTCAAAGCAATTGCAAAATCCATTGAAGTTAAAGTAAATGGTAAAAAAACAGAGTTGACATACTTGTACAAAGAAATGTTGACTGAAGAGCTTAGTGTTGATTTACAGTGGAAAAGTTTAACTGTAAATTCTAACATTGTTGCTGCTGATATTGTTGCTTTAGATTCAGCTTTGCCATTAAAGAAAAGAGATTCTTTTGGCGCTGCATCTGGTGATATTCCAAAATCAGGTATGAAATTACAACTTACCGAAAAGCAAATGACCGACATTGACGTACTTAAAGCACGAAATGTTGAGACTGCTGTATTAGTTGATAAGATCTTCCAAGATGAGGTAAAATGTACAATGGGTATTCATGAGAAAATGGAATTTATTTTCTTACAAGGTTTGTCAACTGGTGTTGGATTAGTTGAGGAAGAGAACAATGTAGGAACTGGAGTTCGTGTTGATTATGGATATTTAGCTGCAAACAAATTTGGAGCGTCAGTAGTTTGGTCAGATCCAAATTCAAAACCAATCGACGACATCAAACGCATTGTGAAAACTGCAAAAGCTAAAGGTGATGCAATTAAGCTTTTGATGATGTCAGATACAACATTTGACAAGTTCGCAGAAAACCAACAAACGAGAGAGAATTATGCATTTACGCAAAACTTTGTAGGTACTGCAATTCCAGTACCAGATCTTGAACAAATTAATTCTATGATGCAACGTAAGTTCGGTTTAGTGATTGTGGTTGTTGATAGAACAGTTACCACTGAACGTGATGGAGTTAGAACAGTTCATACTCCTTGGTCAGTAAACAATGTAATTTTCTTAACGTCTTCAAAAGTAGGTAAATTAAATTATGGTATCCTGGCGGAGGAAACTCGTAAATCTCCTAAAGTAATGTATGAGAAATCAGGATCATTTATTCTATTGAAAAAATGGAGTACTGAAGAGCCTTTTGCAGAATTCACATCATCTCAAGCGATAGCTATTCCAGTGATAAATAATGTTTCATCAATCTACTTATTGAATGTGGAAGAAGCAGTTGCTGATGCGCAAACAGAAGGCGATGCGAACGTAAACTACAAAACAGTTAATTATACTAAAACGTCTGTGATTGCTGCAATCAATTTGGCTACTGGTAAAACAACTGCAAAATCTACCAATACAGATGCTACTCTTCAGAAATACATTAATGAATTATCTGAGGAACAAGTATTAGTATTTGAAGCAAACATTGTAGCAGCATAATATGTACAGTCAAGAAGCAATAGATGCATTATTAAACCGAATTGGTTGGTCCGAATTATCATCGGGCCTACCTTTCGTTTTAACGCCTGAAAACTTGATGGCAGAATCTGGAAAGAAGTTTAACTGGTATCATTCTTTGATTTTGATTGATAATATATATGCAGCTGTTCCGGAAGTTGAAATGTCAGAAACAAATTTCAATGCATACTTATCAGATATAAGAAAACAGGCTGTATTGAGTGTTCTTACTTCTATTCTTGATACTTATGTTGATTACGATCCTGCAACTGATTACTCTACAATTATTATTGAAAGGCCAACACTTTTTGATGATGCAATTGGTTTATCAGTGGCCATTAAAATGATTGAATTATTCATTTCTACCACTAGATCTAACTTCAATGAGAGAAGTGCTAAAATGAGTTATCAAGCTTTAAAAGTTGAGTTAGAAGGCGCTAAAAATGATAACGGTCATTTTATTGCAAAAGGAATTGTTTACAAAATGGAGCAATCAATTAAGAAAGCTCAAAAAGTAATATTTCCTTATAAGATTGTTGTTAACGACGGTAACGCCTGGTAATTATGAATTATACAGTAATTAATCCAAAAGGAATTGATAAAGAAATCCAACTGATTCAAACTTCATTGTTTGAAAAATTAGGATGGTCACCAATTGATGTATTTGGAAGAGTTCATAAAAATATTTCAAAAGAAAAAGGCTTGGTACCTGAATTCTATTTAGGGAAGAATGAATACAAAGATGTATTTACAAATGATCTTAAATCGGCAAATGTATTCTTCATTGATAATGATGAGCACACTACTACAAATAGAGTTTTCTATTACAGTGAAGTTAAAATAGTGTTTATGGTTGATCTGAAAAAGGTTAAACCAACTATTGCTCACCGTGCTGATATGGAAGTTGAAATTGACGCTTTAAAAGTAGTTAAAAGACATAGAATGTTTGAGGTTGATGGCTTTGAAAAAGGAATAGAAACGGTATTTAAAGGTTTTAATATCGATCATATAAAGCTTTTAAACGTTCAACCACATCATGTTTTTGCTATTACGGGAAAATTGAAGTACAAAATTAATTGTTAATTATAAAAATATTACACCATGGTTTACCAAGAATGTAAAAACAAAAAGACTTCCAAAAAGAACACTGGAGCCAAAGAGCAGTGTCTTGAAGGTCTTACTATTAAAACTGCAGCGCACGTTCCGGGATTTAGCTTTCCAACGATCGCAGATGCCAAAAATAAAGCACTGTGGAATGCTGCTGTTGCTGCAAAAAAAATTATTCCACTTTACGAAGTTGAAGAATTGGCTTCTGCTAATACGGAAGATACAAACTTCGATGGCCGTAGAAAGCAGTACAGAACTGCTTCGGGTAAAAAAGTTTCGACTTACTCAAGTTTCTTAAGCTTGTGTTCTCACTCTGCATTAAAATCATATCACGGTGATGATATGGGATTATTTGAATTTACTGAAGATGGTGCTGTTATCGGTGTTATTAATGACGATGGAACTGTAAAAGGTCAGTCAGTTGTTATGAACGTTGGTAAACGTATTTCTGCAACTGCAGATAGACCGCCATCCACTCAGGTAACAATAAATTACAAAGATTTTAACGAGTTAGAAGATGATGGTGCGATTTTCCGTCCAGAATCTTGGGGAGCTGATGATATCTTCGGAATTTTTGATGTTACTCTTACTCAAGTATCTGCTACTACTACAGAAATCAAATTTAAAGCTGCTGCAGGTTGCGCCGGAGGTGATGAAGAAATTACATCTTTCCTTGCTGCTAACATAGTTTTAAAAGATTTAGACGGCGCAACAGAATCTGTAACGTTTGTTCCTGCTGATGCAGAAGGAATATATACGATTACAGGAACTGGTTTTGCTGATGGATTTACTCTAGGGTTAAATGGTGTTGTTTCACAAACTGGAACTGGTACTTCTTATGAAGCTCCAATTCCATTAATAATTGAGTTAGACTAATGGCCAATTATAAAGGGATAGAATTTGCAGAGGGCTATAACAAGCCTTTTGCAGATTTTAAAAAAGAGTTTGCTTCAACTCATATTTTTAAAAACATCCCATCCGCAGAGAGAGAAGCTGAACTTAAAAAGGCACACAAAATCGCTACCAATGGCAACATTTCAGGAACAACTGGCAAAGGCAAGGAAACTGAAGCCCAAAAAATTGGAGATTGATCTTTTCAAATTCATTAAAAGTATTGAAAAAGACTTAATAGCTATTCAGAAGAAAAGGATTTCGGAGGAAAGTAAAGATATTTTCGGCAATCCCATTGGTTTTTATTCTTACTGGACCGAAGT